TGGGTCAATATAGGGTATATTTAAACTTATATCTAATACACGGTTCCAACTTGTATCACTTAATTTGTTATACATAGATAAGTTATTTGTATAATAATATGATTTATATTTTATGGATGGAGGTGGTATTATATATTCTACATGTGAACTATCATAATAATGTGTATAAAAAATAAGATTCATTATAAATATAATTATGATATATTATTTATATTTATATTAATGCCATTTACGAACACGCTCATAAAGTGTTTTAAATAAATTATATACACTATTCTGTATCGAATAAAACGCTGATGAAAATTTATACATAGTTAATTCATCCATATTATATATTATAAAAAATCTTTATATTATTCGTCCAAGCAACACGTTTGAAAAATACAAGATGTAACTAAGTAAGGGTCCATATTTGCTGCGGGACGTCTATCTTCAAAATATCCTTTACCATCCCTATATGTATCATTGCCAATACGAATAGATGTGTTTCGGGTTCCAATTCCATATGAGAATGTATCAAAGCTTGCCGTTTCATGATGTCCTGTTAGACGGTGTTGATTATTTTTACCATAAACTTTCATATGTTCATGGTGTTTACTTTTAAGTTTATAAATATACTTATAAATTTCTAAAATGCCATTATCTTCTCGAGTAAATCTAGTACTAAAATTGGTATGGCATCCAGAACCATTTATATCTTTAAATATTTTAGGGTCATAACAAATAGATACTTCATATTTTTCAGCTATTCTTTCTAATAAATAACGTGCTACATATAATTGGTCGGCGGCATTAATTCCTTCACACGGGCCAATTTGAAATTCCCATTGTTTATTAGCGACCTCGGCATTTATTCCAGATATGGATAACCCAATATCTAAACACGCAATAAGATGCTCTTCGGCTATGATTCTTTCTATTGGTGATTTATTACCTATTCCGCAATAATATTTTCCTTGAGCCACATTACTATTCCATTCTGGATGTGTCATAAAATATTCTTGCTCTAAGCCAAACCAACTTGCGTATTCTTGTCTTTGATTAAATATAGTAAGAGCGTTAAATCTATTGTTGGTTTCATGAGGTGTTCCATCGATATTATAGGTATCACATAATAGTAAATGACTTGTATGTCTATGGTTAAAAGGATTCTTATACATTTTAACAGGTCTTAATACAATCTCGGTATTTTCGGTAGATGAAGATTGGCCGGTGGATGATCCATCATAATTCCAATTTAAGTTATTTATATTATCTACAACGCGTGTTTTAGTTCTTAACTCACCATTACCTCCAATCCATATATATTCTAGAATAATTGGCATATATAGGAATATATATCGTAATTTTAAATTATAATAATGTATAATATTATATGAAAACTAAAACTCGCAGATATAAACTTAAAAATCGTAAAACTAGAAGAGGTGGAACTGCTGCCACAGAACCAGGATTTTTTGATAGGTTGTTTGGATCTGGATCTAAGCCCGAAGTTTCTGGTGTTGATAATAAGACGGTTGTTAGTATTAAGACGGAGGTTGATACTTTAATTAATAAACTTAAATTATTACTCAAGACAAAAAATATTGAACTGACGGATGATATGACAATTGATTTTATTAAACAAAAATCAACATAATTCTATTTTTATTTTTTTCTTTAGTTGACTTTCATCATTAAAAATGAATAACTTAAAATTATATTCATCCAATTCGTTCAAATCAGTATCACACAACAATTTACAATACACTTTCAAATCTGTCAAAAATACTTGATAATTATATTTGTACTTATTATTTATAATTATTTTATCAAATATTTTGCCCTTGTATATAGCATGATTTTCGCATATAGCCAATATTTTACATTTACTCTGGACCTTTCTTATATTACGAGCACATACATTAATATAGTCAATTTGATTTAACCATTTATTATAAAATCGAGAGGCATTATCCCCAAACTGAAATAAATTTTCATTAATAGATATTTGATACATATTTAGTATGTCTACAAGCCGACGAATCGGTGATGTAATATGAGTATAATTTACTGCTTCGTTATATAGTTCATAATCCGAATTATTCATTTTTTCATTTTCATTTTTTAGGATTTTGTATATTCCATTTGTATAGGGTTTCATATAATTCGCACATTCGGTATTCATTTTAATCATTAACATGGTAACGATCTCCTTACTATTTTTATATGTATAATATTCGGCCAACTTTATATAATCCGCATTGACTAATAATTCAGCATCATTGTAAGAATAATTATTTTGAATGATAGTATAACATACCGAGAGATGCGTTTCATTTGTAGTCCTATTAAGGTCCATTACAAAACAAATGCGCTTTGTTCCTTTATTTAAACTACACATTTGCGCTAATGCCTTTGGCAACATGTCACGCCTTTTGTCAGGCAAATATATATTGGAAATTCTATTTGTAAAGGACCCCCATAAATCCAAATATTCTAATACAATTCCTACATTTGCTATATAAATACTTATAATGTCGCCCTTAATACTTATAGCGTCATCCAAATCAATGCTATTTTCTGAATCAATCGTGAATACATTATCATCTCGAAATGGTATACTATATTTATCTATAATAGCATCAATTATATTGTTTGATTTTTTTGTTTCCTTATACACGTCTTGGTTAAATGATTGTATAGATATATTTAACGATTTACAATACAGCATGTATTCATAAAAATTACATGGCTCATCGACGGGCCCAAAATTTTGTGTAATCAACCCAATAGGGTATTTATCATTCCAGTGCTTAAATTCAAATGTAATATAATGATCCTTTTTTATTTTATTAAAGGAAGTAGGAAGAGAGAATGGTACTAAAAAATAGGGCAATCGCTTATCATCGGGTTTACACAAATATAAAAACTTTGTGCCAAATTTGCCATGTGTTTTATTTAATATTAATACACCTGCGTTATATTTATTTAATCTAACTGATGAATATATAATTTCGCCATTTAGATTAAATTGATCATTGTTAAATAATTTCATTTCTATTGGATTAACTTGAATGTCAGTTTGTTTATAAGTTTCAATTTCAAATATAGTATGTGAATCCTCATCAATGACGATTTTATACATTCTATAGTATATGCGAGTAATTTTTAAATTATAAATTAATATGTTTCATATGATAAGTGGTAACATCTGGATTTATATTTTTTACATCATTAATATTTCTAATAACATCATCAATAAAAATAACGGGCCCATTATGCAGTCGTTTGATTTGGTTTATAGTGTCACCCTTTTTATGAGAATAATATACATCCGAAATATTAATATTACAGTCCAATAAATGTTTAATTGTTAATTTTTCTAGCTTACTATTTCGCGCTGTTATTATAACTATTTTACTACCTGTATTTTTGACTCTCTCTATAAATTTATTATATTGTATTTCATCCAACATTTTAGGTGTTGTTGTATGTATAATATCCAACCAATCCTTATATGCCATTTGGTCGGATGTCAAATCATCTATTAAATTATATGCGTTTTTTCTATTTTCCCACCAACTTTGGTTTATACCAGGAAATCGTATAAGTGTCTCATCTAAATCTATACAAACTAAAGAATTATTTAATAACTTTATTTCGTCATAATTGCTTATCATTTACCATATATATTATTATTTATTTATGTTATAATATATTCTATTGCTTTTTCACTGCTATCAAAATTTTCAAATAATATTTTTGTCATTTCTGCGGGCGTATATTTATAAGGTTCCAACATCATTATTTTCATTTTTTCGTTGGAATTTAGCTTGATGTCATGGAATGATTCTATAAATTCGATAATCATTTCATTTGTGCATTTTGTAAATTCACAAATAAGGTCTATGCGTCCTGGTCGAATAAGAGCCTTGTCCAATAGTTTGGGGAAGTTAGTTGTCATTATAATAATGCGGCCAGGTGTCTCCAAAATACCATCCAATATATTTAATAGACATGACAGTGACAATTTTTCATTTTGTGTAACATCTTCTTCTCTAAGAGGTTTATCCTTTTCTATGAAGTCCGGAATTGTATCCTTTCTCTCTAGGACAATATCATTTTCTTGGCAATCAATATCTTCAAATACATAAATGCGATTATAAATGGGTATTATAAATTGTTCGCTCTTTCCATTTTGGGTCACGTTAATAATGTCATTAAAAAATAAATTTTCCATTTGTATTCGCGTAATATACTTGTGAAGTTTAACATTGATGATGTGCCGCTGCATTTCATTCGCAACACACTTTATAGTTGATGTTTTGCCGCCGCCAGGAGGACCAGATAACAATAAGCCCAGCGTGTAAGGAATACCTTTATCGTCATACCATTTTTTATTTCGTTTAAAGAAATTAACACGTCGCTCAATCATTTTTGACTCTACTCCAATTACATTTTTAAACATGCGATTCGTAACAAAGGGCTTCATAGTAAATGACATAAATGGCGGTATTTTATTGTAATCATTCTTATTAATTTTACCCGTAGATATGTCATTAAAATAATATAATCTATCACCCAATTTATTCTGCATTTTAATCGTGTAATTATATTCAACCTTTTTTATAAACGCGCGCAATTCTTCTACATTTAAAACATAGCTGTAAATTTCGATTAGTTGTGTTGCGTTTTCAATATCATTCAATAAACAAATAAATATTTCTTCTTGTTCATTGATTAAAATAGGCGTTTTGTGATTTAACATAAAGTTTTGGTTTGCGTATAAAATACTTTTAATATTGGGGCGGGTTGTTATATAATCCAATATTGAATGCGCCAAAATATCAGTAGATTGCTTTAATATAACTTCGACCGTTACAGATGACATTTTCTTTTTGTCATCCACTTGTGTAATGATTGCGGGGGTATTATACTTTTTCACGAGTGAAACTATATATGGCATCATGATAAGTATTTTATCAAATAAAAAGATAGACAAAATACTTAATATTATCATATTGATTGATATTTCGCCAGATTTTATCATAAATAATGTGATTAGTTGCCGTTTTAAAGTATCCATTTACTACATATATTTATCACATCTTTATATTATTTTTAGGTTTCACTTTAGCCATAGTTTATCAGCAAGGCCATACTCGATACACTTGTCCGAATGAAGCCACAAATCATGCTTTAAAAGTTTACGCAATTCCTTATCAGGAAGAGAAGTATGCTTTTTATAGTGTAACTTAATACGCACCATAAGATGCTTCAAATTATTATATTCGTCCTCGATCTCAGACATCTTACCCCAACACTCGGAAGACAACTGATGAATTAGCATATGTGCGTTTGGGCGAATGTATCGCTTCTTTCCACACACGCTAATTAGAGTTCCCGCAGAGGCTGTTGCCCCCTCAATAATCGTATATATTGGAACAGAGCATGCTTCAATATAATCAATAGCATTAAATGCGGAAAAAATACACCCCCCAAATGAATTAATATGAATATAAATAGGCAAATTTTTAATACTAGTCGCTCGACGCGTTACAATACAATACTCCTCTGCCTCGCGTATAAGTTGAATTAGTTCATGAACTGAACTACGATTCACTTCTGAATAAAAATAAATATGGTTTAAGTCGGCATGAACATTATCATTACTCTTTTTAGATTCATTATTAGGTGTAATCATAGAAATCAACTTCTCCATTATATATATTCTAAGAGGTCTATTTAAACTATTTTGATAATAATATATTTCGCTTATGTATATGGATCTATTAGAATTGTTTGCTGAGAAGTATTTAGAAAGTTATGATACAGACATAGTTGTAAATAAAATACCTAAGAATGTTGATTCTTTTTTTCATGCGTTGGAATATGCGAGTGGTGATAGTTTACAAGGACCAGAAAAACCAACAACATGTATTAATTTAGCAAGAGAAGATGTTTGTATGTTACAAATTGATGCTTTGGATAAAATTAAATTATTATATGACAAAAAAAGCGATAAAGAAATCATTCGTAAAATGATGGAAGAAATTAATGAAATTCGATTTTCAATTGAACATGCGAATGAAAGCGTAATAAGTATTAGTTCTAAATATAAAGAAAAGGTAATTTTTATTTTAAAACAAGATACAAAAGCAAAACCTGAGTTTACTGTAGAATTATTTAGTACTTTAAAAAAACCAGAAATTAATAAAAATAATATAATAATATTAATACAAAATGATAAAACATTCAGCGCATTTAAGAATAGTCATTGTAAAAGAGTATACCCAAATGATATGTTTATTCATAAATTAAACAGTACTATTCAAAAATCATTAAACCCTGCTAAAACGCATGAAATTCGATTTAACGAAAAACAGTTAATTAATGGTATATTTAAATATTCATGTGACCTTGAAATATTCGATAATGAATTATTTCATTCTTTAAGATACATAGAGCCTCGTCAACCAAGTATTGGATCAAATACAGCTATATCAAGTGTAACTAATGAAGATGAATACCCATTAGGTAGAGAATCAGCCAGAAGTAGAAACTCTCGGGGAAGTATAAACTCAAGGAGAAGTATAAACTCAAGGAGAAGTATAAACTCAACCAGAAGTAGAAACTCGCGGGGAAGTAGAAGTTCACGCAATAGTAGAAGTTCAACTAAAAATAGAAGCGCTCTAAGAACCTCGATAGGTATAATAAATAATTTGGGATTTATGAAATCTTCAGCAGAACGTTCTTCAGCAGAACGTAAAAAATCACCACCTAAGGCTGTTCAACCACCAGTTAAAGTACCTGCTCCAAAAAGTGTACCACCTATACTTAAAAAATTTAAACCACTCGAAGGACTTTCTGTTAATTTACTTGAAGGATTTAAAGCACCAGTTCAACCTGCAGAACAACCTAGAAGTAAAACTGTAAAGCGTGCGCCAACTCCACATGTACCACGTAAAAAGAACTCATCGACACAAAAAAACAGACCATCCACTCCATTAGGTATTAAAATTTAAGTAATCAATAAAAAGAATACAATATTTATTATACCAGAGATGAAATATCCTGACCGTTTATAATCTATATCTCCAAAATTAAATGTCTTATATTTAATGATATAAAACATTATACTAAAACCATACATAATTAATATAGTTTCAGCAACCAATTTCCATCCAGAGTATCTATCCAATTTTATTAAATTATAACTCCATACCCCTCTCAATAAATAGTTTATAATAATAAAGGCGAGAGATGTCAAAATAAAAATAAAACAATTCGTAGTATCAGCCAATGTATAATCATTGATATACATCAATTCACCAAATACCAAAAATATAATCATAAAATGTGAGAAAAAATTACAAAACGATAATTGATGTATTTTTAAAGTTTGGCGCGGATATAGAAAATAAAAATATAAAACGCTCACTGTTAATGCTAGTGGCGCAACCATTTTGAAAAACTTTTCCGATTTAACATTTAATAATGCCATCGTAAAATAAGTAAAAAGTAAAAACAATGTATGATGAGTTAACTGTGAAAAATACCAACATATTTTATCAACTATTGTATTATCATGTATAATTTTACCATTATATACATCTTCATTTGGAAAAAAGTCAGAAACATTTTTATTTATATTAAAAGTGGCAATTATACTCAATACAATAGTAACAAATAAAAATATTGTTGCTATTAAATAAAATGGTGTTCTTTCTGTTAGTTTCATATTATAATTATTTTGCGAGTATTTAATTATTAATTATACGAAATAATATGTTAATAATCCTTGTAACAAAGCAAATATGACCATTACTACTATTATTTTCATCCAATCTTGTTTACTAGGTAGATCAAGTTTTGTTTCTTTATTGCTAAACTTACCAATATTATAGTGGATAAGATTCTCAGCAAGATTAACAAATATATAAACAAAAAATGATATTAGTATTAAACGTAAACTTGAACCATATAC